GCATATTCAGCAGTTGGGACATCTCTGATGCTTCTCGCTTCTATTATTTTGGCGCGTCTGCCGAAAATATCATATTTCATCGCCTCACTCTGCGTTCCAGCATTGTAATAATCTATCGGCTGCCAGTATTCAGCCACCACTTCAGGGTCTCTTTTCTGCAAGCCGTTCCAGACAATAAAATCATTAGCTATTTCCAACATTGATTTTCTGACATCAATTGCTTTGATGTGCTTCTTAAAAATAAAAGTGTGCGTGGGTTTGGTTGGTTTTCTGTGCCATTGGAATTTCTCATCAGCTCCCAGATAAAAGAAAAAATCTTTGGAGGCGGTAATTGAACCCTCGTTAATCTCATAGCATATTTTCAGGGATTCCAGACAACTCTTTAAGGCGAAAGTTACCTTATTAACATTTTGTCCCGTATTTTGAATTGAACCAGAATCATAAGTAACCAGAAATTGCGGGTCATAATTCTTGTTCTTGGGATTAATGGTTTTTTCCGCCACCCTGTCGCAGATATCCCTGACTATATCCGAAATATCAGTCGCTGAAGTATATGATTTTGAGGGATTGCTGTGACTGCCAGCTCCCCCTTCAAAAATAATGTTGTCAAACTTGCTTAAATATCCTAAACATTTTAATTTTACACCTTCTCTTCCGCCCTGTATCCAAGGATTGATTTCAGCAATATAGCCGTTGTAAACTCGCTTTCCCAAAGGAGGAGAATCAGCATCAGTAATCAGAACTTCCACCCTGTTATTCAATTGAATATCCTCTCCCTCGCCAAAACTATCAAAAGGTCTGGCTAAATCAATCGTAAGTTCGCCCAAACCGCCGTTAATAACCTTGCTGAAGCCGCTGATTGAAGCGTCGTCCAGAACCCAGCATTTATTAAATTTTTCAGGGTCAATCTTGGAACCTGAAGGGGCATAGGCATTGGCTCCGTTCCAAACTTTGACCACCGCCTTTTTTCCTGTGGGGGGAGTGCCTGGATAGGTAGTGGAGATTGTCGCCTGTTTGCCCGCTCCTTTTGTGCCATCAATGCCGTAATTCATTATTTCCTGAATTTCCGATTGGTCCAGCACTCTGTCAAAAACAATTATCTCTGCAATATCGCCCGCCAAGGTTTTGCCCGCTGTCGTGGTAGGACTGCCCAAAGTAAAATTATTAGCAGACGATTTTATTTCACTAACTCCTGTTGTGTCATTAGTTCCGTCTTTGGAGCCGTTGACATAGAGAATAATCCCTTCGGATGCCTGATTTGCCTTAAAAGTCATTGCCACGTGTATCCAAGTTCCCGTAGCCGATGCGGAATTGGTTGAAGATACCACCCTTGCTTCATCACCCCCTGAATCAGTCACAAAAGCGGCGAAACAATCAGTATTTCCAGTTCCAGGGTCGCCTGAAGTATCGCTTTCATCCCGCCAAAAAAGCAATGGCTCATTCCCACTAAATTGACCTTTGGCAGCAAGGGTATGGTCGCTGTCTGTATTTTGAAATCTCACCCACATTGCAATCGTCAATTCATCTGTCCCGTCTATAGCGTCAATATCGCCTGCATTGATATAATCATCATTGCCGTCAAATCTGAAATAGCCGTAATACTTGCCTCCAGACCCAGTATAATCTGGTTCACCATCAGCTTTCAGCGCTCCTGAATTACCCTCTCCCGAATAATCGGTAATAGGGTTTTCATCTTTATCCATTTTATAGGCAAGGATGCAGTTTGGGTCATTGGTGTAATCTGTAGGCATTATAACCACCTCTTCTTATATCTAATTTGATTATCTATGCTCCAGTCAACTGAAGCGGGAGTGCGATATACCCGAAAGCACATATCAGTTGTTGTCAGATTAGACCAAGAACCATTGCGGTAGATAGAGGCATAACCATTGCTGTAGGCATTGCCGCTGTATGACTGCCAGTGAATACCATAACGATGCTTGGTCATATTCGGGCCGCGCAGAACTATCCAGTAATATACTCCGACATTTAGCGAAATCGGTTCGGAAAATCTAAATGTTATCCAGCTGAAATTATGATAAGAAGGAAGCGATTGAGAATTAATATTGATAGTGGAATTAGTAATCGGTGTTCCGTCAGGAATGCCTGCATTATCTCCCTGTATCTCCAAAATGAAATCTCCTGGCTCTCCTATTTTGCGGTGCGAAGCCAGAGAAAGCTCAACCATTGGATAAGTAGTGGTAGCGTCGCAGAGAAATCTCTGGGCTAACTGCGAACGGGGCGGAAAATGGCCGTGGAAACTCTGGTTGCCGTCTGTTTTGGTCTGCTCACTGGTAATATCGTCAACTTTAAGAAAAATAGAGCGAAAAGCATTTTCACCTAATTCAAATTCAGGAAAAACGCCCTCAAAACCAATCGTCTCATCGTTTCGCAGACACAACTTATTTTCAGTATCAATGTCCAATACATCTCCGTTAATCCAATTAGTGCTTACTTCCAACTGGCGATTAGTAGTATCATTTTTAGTGATTATTTTTTTCAAAGAGCCAGCCGTGTTAATCTCATATCTTATTAACGGAACAGGGGGAGCGGAGCCGTCAAAAGTTATGTCCGCAGAATGAGCCGAAACTATAATATTGTCAACTGAATGAGCCGAAGAATAATTATTATCTTCGCCAAAAGGCGGGTCAGAAGCAACCAAGGTAATTGAAAAAGGGGCGAAGTTGTTCTGATAAAAATCACGACCGCCTGTTTCCGACCCGACCTGAACCGCTTTTGCCACAACTTTATAAGTCCGCGACGAGCCAGCATAATCAACAACCAAATCCATTTCTCCCGCAGTAAAACAATTTTTCTTGAAATTGTCTATATTGGTTTCCAAAGAAGACCGCGACGACCCTTTAATTACGCCCGCAATCGTTATTTCTTTCGGCTCATAAGAAAGCGAAATTATTTTCCGTCCGTCCTCTCTGGCTATTTCCAAATCATTGATGTTAATCGCGGGGGCGTTGTCCAGACCAAGAGAGCGAACAAAAACATTATTGGTTGAGCTGTTAATATCATAATCGTTCAAAGTTATTGTAATTGACATTTTATCCTCCCGCTCCCGCTTTAGCCAGACGCAGAGAACGACCCAATTCTTTTTTTATTTCTTCAATCGTTAACCCCGCATCATTGTTGATATTGCCGTAGATATTAATGGTAATGTTTTGGGTTTGGTTTGCGGTTGTCATTCCCGCGGAAGTTATTCTTTCTCCGCGATGAAGCTCATATATTCCAGTCCGCGGCACAAAACCGCCGCTCTGAAATCCAATAATCCCTCTTAAAAATCCTATTGGCGATTGTCTGAAAATATTAGCCCCAGCCGAAGCTAATTCTCTGATTTTGGCGATTAACTGGCTTGCTTTATAAATAATTGCCTGAAAAAATCCCACTATTCTTGATTTTAACCGCCGACCCCAGAGAATTATTCTTATGGCGCTGTTGCGGAATTTAACTTCAAGCAGTCCTATTACCTCGCGGGCAAGACCAAAATAATTCTGCCAAAGTTTAACCAAAGCAATAACAACTCCGCCAATTAAAGCGCAAATTGCCCCTATATTTCCAGCCGCCCCCGCAAGGGCAAGCACCAAAAGACCAATAGTGGCTAAAATTACTTTGCCGAAAGCTGTTTGAAAAAAATTAATCGTTTTTTTGGCAAAATAATAAAAGGACTGGAAAAAATGCCTAATTCTCGGCCAGTTCCTCTCAAAAGCGTCAGCCGAATTCAGGATTGCCTGAGAAACTTTCTCCGCGAATTCTTCCACTTTCCGTCTTGTTTCATCAGTTTTGGCGAATTCCACAAATTTTTTCAGCAAAGGGTCAAGCCCCCTTAAAATCGCCCCTCCTATTTTCTCTTCTAAATCGCCAAAATCATTTTTAAGAATTGCCAATCTGCCTGATAAAGTCCGACCTTCTGCCTCGGCTAATCCGCCAGCATTTTTCCTGAAAATTTCAAGGACAATGTTTGTTTTTTCCTCTAAAGTCGTCGCCAATTCCAATGCTCTTTTGTCAGCATCGGTCAGAGAAATACCCATCTGGCGCAATCTGCCTGGCTGCCCCTCAATCGCCAACCCAACCAGTTTGGCTGCGTTTTCCAAATCCATTTCCGCGCCAGTGGTTTTCGCCGCCATTGTCGCCAAATCCTGCATTGCTGGCGTCAATCTTTTAATTTGTTCTGTATTAAACTTAAAAGAAGCGAGCATTGCTTGGGCTGATAATGTCTCCTCATCGCCAAATCTCGTCACCTGCTGTCTGGCAGCGGCTAATTTTTTTAATTCTTCGTAATTTTTCTTGGTAAAATAGCCCTGATTTTTCATTGCCTGCGCCAACCGAGCTTCCGCCCTTTCTTGTTTCTCAAATGCCTTTATCGCCCGATATCCTTCGGCAACTAAAAGACCGCTGGCAACAGCCGCTCCTTTCATTGCTATGCCGAGACCTCGGTTAATTACGCCGCCTAATCGCTTTACCTTGCCTTCCATTCCGCGCAAAGTTCTGGAAGCCATATCTTTTGCCGTAATCACAATTTGTAAGTTAGCACTACTTCCTAAAGGCATTTTTTCTCTCCTGTCTTTTTAATTCTCTTGCTTCATTTTCAAGAGAATAGGTTATGTAATCAATTAACCATTGAGGCTGCATATAATAGTCCTGATAAGTCCACTTCATTTCGCGGCAGATTATGCCTATCTGCTCATATCTGTCCTTTTTTTTTGCTCAATTGTAGATATGCGATTGATTTCATCAATTACGAATTGATAATCTTCAACCCGCAGATTTTTAATTTCAGATAAAACATTTTCTTTTTTTCCGTCAACAGAAACAACAGCCATTTCAATTGCTTTGTCATTTGATTTTGAAACTAAACTGGCTTTAATCTTGCCGCTTGTCGCCCGTCCTTTGACATCAAAACTCAAGTCCTGAAGAAAGACATTACTGATTTCCTCCACCTCTCCTCCAGTCAGCCATTCCTTAATTACTACCTTTTTTTTCTCCACAGGAGTGAGCAGTTCTTTAACAGGTCTATTCATACTAACCTCCTAATATTTATTTAATAACTTGATTTTCCGTTGATTAAAATCGCGTTATAGATTGGATTTTCGCTGTTTGCCATATCGTAATCAGCTCTGAAATTAATTGTCTCTGTTGCAATCGCATCATTGGTGGTATCTTTCTCCCACTCGTAAAAGCGGCAAGCAGGCAAATCAATCTGCAAATCAGGCATTGTCGTTCCGACAATTGGAATGTCGCCCGTCATCTTAAACCGCATCGCCCGTCTTGAGCCGTTAAGCATATAATCAACATAAGTGTCATTCTGGTATTTCAAGCTGAAAGAACCTTCAATGCTCATCTGCTGATTGTGAATGTCTTCAGCTTCCAGCGAGCCAATCACATCATTATCCACCAGATTTTTCGTAATTGTGATTTCAAAAGATTTAAGCGAAACCGCACTCGCACTGCCAAGACCGCTTCTCTGCGCAGCCAATCTGACCGAGGCGTGGCGGGCTAAAAATTTCTTGGAGGCAGAAGTATAACTGGGAGAAAGACTGCCTGTGTCGTTCGGACCAAGTCCCCGCCATTCACTCTCAAACTGCGCAATTTCGCCAGGTTCAACCCGCAAAGTTAAGCTCTCAAGCATACAATTGCGGAAGAAGAAATTGTGAGCAGGGGTTTCCCGCCAAATCGTGTAAGTGGGGTGATTATTATTGTTGGCAATGGTAAAAGTGTGCGTATTAGCCCCAGTCACAGGAGTGTCAGTCTGAGTAGATAATGTTCCCAGAGCGGCATAAAGAAAATGCCCGATTTCTTGGTCGTTAATTTCGCCGTTCAAACTGCCTTCAGACCTTTTTTTGGCGACATATCCTGAATGGGCGTCAAAAATATTGCCTATTGCTTCACCTGTGTTAATCACATCAACTTTGGCGTCAAAACCGCGAGCCACAAGAGGAACCCAGATATCAGCCGCTGTTGTCTCCCCTCTGGTAGTTTCTCTGCCCAATCCAACATCCTCCAATGCTCCTATCCAAGGATTTGCCATATAACCTCCTTAAATTAAATTTGTATCTATTAACATAAAACATTTAATAATCAATCTTCCTTCAAGCATTCCCAAATCTTCGTGTATCTCCCAGCTTGAAGGCACGGGTCTTACCACAGCCAATGTCTCGCCAGTATTGGGCGAAAAACCAGCTCCAGTAAAGCCCCTGTCTGCGTCAAAAGCATTCATTACATCATCAATCAAATCATACATTGTCTGATATGCCTCTTTGGTGTCTTTTGTCCCTCCGCTTTTCAAATCAACAAATAAAGAAACCTGAAAAGCATAAGTCCGCTGATTATCAACATTGGTCTCGTAATCGCTGTCATTATCGGAAGGAATTACCACTGCCGCTGGCGTCCCTGAAAAATCTTCTGTCGGATACTTATATGTCGCCTGAATTTTTGAGACCCCCTCTAAAATGGTCTTGATGCTGTCTAAAAGATTGGTAAATGCCATATTATTTTGTTTTGTTTGCTATTTCTTGGACAGCTCCAGCCAGAGCATCATTCAAATAGCTGTCTATTTTTCTCTTTGATTCGGCTAATCCTTCTTTTAAGAAAGGACGCGCTTTTGTTCCGCGGCGGGAGATGGCGCGGGCGATTAAAAATTCTTTTCCAGCCATTCCGTGTCTTCTTGCCCAGCCAGCCAATGCCTTGGGCGGCGGAAAATGCGGTCTCGTTCCTTCGTGAACAAAAACAGCATATTTTACATTTGTTCCGACAATGGCTCTCAGTTTAGAAACCCGATGGCTGATGCTTGAAGCAAGGCGTGAAGTGTCGCGGGGCGTCTTTTTCCTTCCTCTTGCCTCAACCTCAATCGCCGCCGCTTCCAATCCTCTCTCCAGCCACTTTTCAACTATCTCTGGACTTTCTTTCATCGCCATTGCGAATTTCCTGAAATTTTTTATTTTATAACTAATTCTCATTGCTGTCTTCAATCTTTTCCAAAATAAGCTCTTTATGCTGATTGACAGCATAATCATAGCTTTTAGGCACTACCGAAATTACTTTGAAAACATTGCCTTTTCCTGTCTGGATTTTATCGCCTTCGCGGATATCCTTTTCAATTCCGACCCAACCTTTGTAGGTCTGCCCTAAAGCGCCGCCTATTTGAGCGGTCTTGACATCAGACAATGCCTGAATAGCTCCCTGAACCGAAGTTGAAACCGTAGCGTTATAAATCTTTCTGTATCCTGAAATCGTATCCGCCCGCCTGATTGTAATTAATTCATCAAATAATGCTTCAATGCTCATAATCTTCGGTCAGTGTAAGCGTCAAGAATATCGGCAACTCCCGTGTCTTCCAAAATTCCCTGCTGTTTCATATATGTTACTGAATAATCGCCAAGTGATTCGCTTGCCTTCCCGCCTCCGCTCCGTTTGTTATTATAGATATATTTGCAGAGCTGCAGCGCCGCTTCTTCTAAATCGTCAGGAATAGGAGAATATCCCGCGGTGTAAGTAACCCGATAATGCTTTGGCGCTTCTTGGAATATATTGGTTAAATACTTAATTTTTCCCTCGTCGGTATAGACAAAATAATTTTCGCTGTCAATTGTTGACCAGTTGTCGGAATTGCTTAAAGTATCTCTTTTTTCCAGAGTTATTGAGGAACTGGTTAAAGGATAATTTTCAAGTAAAAGTTCATCGCTTCCAGTGCCGTCATATTCTTCCTCGGTGTAAGTCGTTTCCTTAAAAGTGCGACCGCAATAATTCTCAATAATATCTGAAACGCGGTTAATAATACTTTCCAGTAAATCGTCTTTTTCCGTTCCTGTAATTCCCAGATAATCCTTTAATGCTGAAACGCTTGTCAGAGCATTATCTGCCACTGCCATATTTTCTCCTTATTCTATATTTATTCATCATTTTATTTCGTCCTTTTTTGCCTTCTTCAGCCAAAATCGTTGCCCAGCCTTTGTCAATGTAGGAAAAAGCGGTATTGTTATCTGTCGTCAAAATGTCCCCTTTTTTCAGATATGTCGCTGTCGCCTTGTCAGAAACATTTTTAATTATTTTTATCGTCTGCATAAAACCTCCGTATTGCAGAGCGAATGCTCTGCAATTTCGCAAGCTTTATGCCTGAACATTCTGAATTTCCACAAATGCTTCTGTGTGGGGGAGTAATCCGCCATAGCGGACAACCGCCCTGACTCCAGTTTCGTCTTTTTGCCAAAGAGAATGAGTGGTGCTGCCCGAAACAAAAGTCCCTTCGCGAGAAATATCAAATGTCAATCGCTGCCTTTCGCCGACAATATATCGCGAAAGGTCGCCAAAGAATATCTTGGTTGTGTCCATATTGCTGTGTTCCAGAACAGGTTTTCCGAGAACAGTAGGAGAAATTCCCGCTTTGGCTTGAACCAGATAATACTGTGTATTGTTGTCAGCCAATTTCCAGACTTCTTCCAATGCCTGTCCGCTCATAATCCAACTGGCTTTTGCTCGGTAGGCGGGCTTTAATCTGCGATATGCTTCAATCAGATGATTAAAGGTAAGCGCTCCGCCTGCATCAACGGTCTGAATAGTATAAGAGTCAATACCATTGATTTGAGAAGAGCCAGTCCCGTTCATAAACTGGTCGTCTCTCCAAGAAGTAAGAGCATCAGCAAACTGGTCAAGAACATAATTCATCACATCAATGTTGGCGTCGGCAACCAATTCATCAGAAAGAGTGAGAATAGCCGCTGCTTTATAAGCGGTAAGTGTGCTTTGAGACCATTGGACAGAAGTTGAAGTTTTCGCAGATGTTTCAGTAGTGTAGGTAAATTTCGGACCAGTATCTTCAGTATTGAGATTAATAGCGTTTCTGGTCATCTTCATTTTCCTCGCCCGAGGATAAATGATTTCAATGTCTTTCGCTTTCATCTCAATTTGAGCCAATGTTTCTGTCGGCACGAGATAACCGCCCAAAGCGTCTGTTCCCTCAACCAACGGCTGAATTTTCTCGCTGTAATGGCGAAGAAAAGAAACAGCTTTTTCGTTAAGGGGGTCTTTGGCGTATTCTACACACGCTTTCATCAAGTCCAGCGTCACATATTTCCAGTCATCGGATTTATGCCCTCTGTCAATTGATTTCTTGTCGGTTACGGTTGAAAGAGGTTTAACAATGCCGCCGCCTTCCCAGTCAATCTCGGAATAATCTTTGCCTGTCAAAATGCCTTTAATTTCAGTTCCGCTCCCCTCTTTGGTTGAATCA